GAATCAACTTCGTCAAGTTGGGGTTTGCAATCCCCACATGGCGAATCAACAAAGCATTGACCATCACGGGGGATTTGAATGCTCAACGAGTTAGCCGACCATTACGCGACATTGGCGATGACGAAGGGCTGGACAGAGTACACACGGCATCGGGTGAAGGAACTACGCGATTCGAGCGATATGTGGAAAGAATTACCCCGCATGGTGAAGGAGCGCATTGATGGACATAAAAACGCCGAGAGGAAAAGAATCTCTGAAAGCGGAACATCGAGCAATGGAGATATTTGCTAAACACTTTCCCGATTACGAGTATTGCGAAACACCAAAAGATAAACCCGCAGACATTGACGCGATCTTGATAAAACAAAATCAAATCATGCGGGTGGTCGAAACCAAATGCAGAGACATGACCATTGAGGAATTTATCGGACGATATAACTATCAATGGTTAGTGACATTCGATAAATTGGAAAAGGGTAAGCAAATCGCAAAAGCATTGTGTGTCCCGTTCACCGGATTTTTATATTTGAATCAATCTGCAATTTTGCTTGTTCAACAAATATCAAACCATATCGGTTATGTGCCGGAGATCACAATTTTCCAAACCGCAACGCAGAAAAATATAAACGGTGGTCAGATAATCCGATCAAACGCATATATCGACATGAGCAACGCGACACAATTAAAATGATTCAAATCCATTTCACTGTCCCACAAGTCGCCGGAAAGGGTAGACCCCGCTTTGCCCGACAAGGAACCTTTGTCAAAACTTACACGGATTCCAAGACTTTGGGATACGAGAAGTCCATCCAAACCTATGCCAAGCAAGCGATGGGGTCTACAAGCCCTTTAAACGGGGCTGTAGCGGCTTATCTTCACATCCGAATACCCATACCGCCATCGTACTCAAAAACGCGCCAAAAGGCTTGTATTGAAGGAGCCGAACGCCCAACCAAAAAGCCCGACATTGACAACATCGTCAAAGCGGTACTAGATGGCATGAATGGCATCGTGTATCTTGATGACAAACAAGTGGTGGATTTAAATTTAACAAAGGTTTATTCTGCAACAGAGGGGATAGATATTATGGTGATGGAAATATGAACTACACTTTATATAACGCACAACAAGGACACGCAGTTTTAAAAGACTTGTGGCCTCAGATCAAAGCCACATTGATGGCGGGACAGAAATTAAGGATTGAGGTAAAACAATCTCGGCGCAGTGCAGAGCAGAATGATATGTTTCACGGGATTATTCACAAGATATATATTGCGATGAAAGCTGTTGGTTCTAAATGGACTGCGGACGATTGGAAGCGATTATTAATCGACCAATGGGCACATGAGACTAATCGCAAGATCGGAAAGGTGGCTCCTTCACTTGATGGCGAACGGGTGGTTCAATTGGGGTTGCAGTCTCACAAGTTCTCAATTGAAGACGGGTCAGAGTTCATTGAATGGCTAATGGCATGGGCCGCACAAAAGGAAATTGATGTAAACTAATTTTGTTGGTGTAAACGGCTTGGCCCCGTGGTGCTTTTATTCAGTTGCTACCTACCCTGCCACATGGGAGACACCAACACTAACACGCATGGGGATTGAATGGTTCATGCGGTTGCCGCACTCTTTTGAGTGTTTGCGCTGCCTCTGATAATTCCTCCGCAGTCTCCATCCATGTTGGTGTGAAGCATTGAAACAGAGTAGATCATGTGTGCCCACTGCACGACATGGCGAAGCTGGCGGCTAGAACTGTGGTGAAACCGTCCACCAACACCCAAAAGGACACACATGGGCTTGATGTTCCCCAAGTACACCTACTATCGAAGCAAGACCCACCTCAAGAATGTGGCATCTTTACTTTGTCAGCACTGCGGACGGGACGGGACAGTACAAGCGGCTCACAGCAATTGGAGTGAACATGGCAAGGGCAGAGGCATCAAAGCAAGCGACATTTATACGGCTGCACTCTGTCAAGACTGCCATCAAGAGCTAGATCAAGGAAATCACCTCTCCAAAGAGGAAAGAAAGCGGATGTGGATAGAGGCTCACAAAAAGACGGTTTTCACGATGACGATGCTAGACCTATGGCCTAGAGACATTGGAATTCCGCTAGAATATGATTAACCGATGCTGGTGGTGTTTCCTCCCACAAGTGAACAGTCTGAGGCCGGGGCTTCGGCCCCTCTTTTTTAAAGGGTTTATATGACCGGACTTCTAGCCCCCGCTGCTGAGATCAGCATCGAGATCAAACAAAGCAAAGCAATGGACGATGAGGGCGATTCTTGTCCCGTTGCCACACAAGACATTGAAGAAAACCTCAAGTGTCGCCAAAAGGCCATCGACAAAGCGATGTATGGCCCGATGAACCCCAATGAACCATCTAACGACTATTGGCGCAAGCTGGCAGAGGGTTGGCGTTTGTCGGCTTCACAAGCGAAGAAATCCACTTGCGGTAACTGCGCGGCATTCATTCAAACCTCTAAGATGCTGGACTGCATTGACAAGGGCATGGGCAAAGATTCAGACGCATGGGATGTGATCGATGCCGGAGACTTAGGGTACTGTGAGGTGTTTAACTTCAAATGTGCATCAAAGCGTACTTGCTCGGCATGGATTGTTGGTGGCCCTATTACTGATGACAGTGGTGACATGGAAGGCGAAGACTGATGGGCGGCTTGTTAGACATTGACGAACCGACAAATCTGCTCCAACTAAACGAGTTGGATGCACTTGTTGACCGTTATGGTGTACGCAAGCCCTATAAGTCAGAAATGAATTTTTTTGCTGATCGTCCCGAAGTGGCTGGCATGGCATCTGAGGACAACAAAATTGTTTTAAACCCGTTTAGTAAAAATACTGCGGAAGAACAAAGATATGTTGCTCAAAATGAAGCATTGCGGCTATTTATGTTGCAAAACAATTTTTCGCCTAATTTCAGTTTGACAAAAGAGCAAAAAAACTTTTTTAAGAATACAGAATACGAGAAAGATGAAAATTCTGCAAAGCAGTCAATAATTGCTCGATACTTGACAAATGACCCGTCAATACAGAACATAACGCAAGAGCAAAGCGCATACGCAAAAAAGCTATTGGATATGCTTAAAAAAGGAGAATCAGAATGATGAAAGTCTCGGAAGCAATGCAAAAGAAGGTCGGCAAAGTCATGGGCGAATTCAAGCGCGGTGACTTGCACAGCGGTAAAGGCGGGAAGGTCGTGAAGAATCCCAAGCAAGCTATTGCAATCGCAATGAGTGAGGCTAATCTTCCGATGCGGGGTAAGCGCACAGCAACCAACAAGGCCAAAAAATGAAGGGTCTTTACGCAAATGTTAATGCCAAACAAGACCGCATCAAGGCTCAAAAGGCTGCGGGTGTAAAGCCCGAGCGAATGAGGAAGGTCGGTAGTAAGGGTGCGCCCACTGCGGCTGCATTTAAGGCTGCTGCTAAAACCGCAAAGAAATGATTAAGCGCGGAACTGAATCCTTCTCGGGGTACAACACGCCAAAGAAGACCCCTTCCCACCCTACTAAGAGTCATGCGGTGCTGGCAAAGAGTGGGGACGAAGTGAAATTAATTCGCTTTGGTCAACAAGGGGTAAAAGGTTCGCCGGACGGCACAAAGAGAAACGAAGCATTCAAAGCCCGACATTCTGAGAACATTGCAAAAGGCAAGATGAGTGCGGCATATTGGGCCAACAAAGTAAAGTGGTGACAGCATGGATTACATACGCCCCACCCCGAGAAACCCCATATATGGGCTATTGGCTGACGAACTAGAAAAGCTGTACTCCCCAACTCAAACGCAACAAATGCAAGGGTTGATGAAGTTTTTGATGGTTCCGGAAGTGTCAAAGACAATGAATCTGTTGGCCTACGGTGAACCGCTGACTACGGGTGCGGGTGGCATTGGCGGCACGACACGGGTAAAGCCCGAAGTATTAGATGCTGCTATGGCTGTGGCTCCAATGGCGCCGGTTGCTGGACGGGCGGCAAGGGGTACGGCTCGGATGGTTGGGCGAGAAATGGCAGACCGAGTGACTATGGGTCGATCAATGCTCCCAAGTTTGCTTGCAGAACCAAAGTCTGCGATGTTTGCTGTGGAACCAAATGCACCGCGAATAAATGTAAACAAAGGAATCTACAAAGACGAACTGACAATGGAGGAGATGTTAAAAGTCAAAGACATTCCTACTGTTGATCGGGTAAGGCAATCAATTGACCTTGTTGGTGAAAAAGAGTTTGAAAATTTAGTCAATGCTCAATTTAAGAAATACAAACCAACAGATCAAGACCAAGAGGCAATGCTTGTTGAATCTGTAACATTAAATATTCTTGGAAAAGCACAAAGATCGCCATACCCACAAGAAGCAGCAATACAAGCAGCACAAAAGAATGCGGAAAAGATGGGTCAATCAGTCGAAGCCTATCCAAGATCATTGCAACAAGGCTATGAGCATGGGTGGTATCACGGCTCAACTGGTGACATAAAGAGTTTTAATCCGAGTTTGCTTGGTGAGGCAACGGGTGCAGCAAGTGCCAAAAAAGGATTTTTCTTTGCCCGTGACCCACAAAACCCACCGGAATCATTGCTTAAAAAGTCAACAGATGAATCATCCATTGAGATGCTCAGAAAAATGGGTATGTCGGATGATGAGATTACAAAGCTAAATACAGTTTCAATGGCAGGGCAAGGCGCAGAAACTGCATCGGGATATGCCCAGATTGGCGGCTCAAGAGAATACCGTGAGGCTACGCGAAAAGCTAAGTCGGCTGAAAAGCGCGGAGATTGGGACGAATACGAAAAGCAAATGCAAATAGCGGAAGATTCTGAAATAAACAGAATGAACTACGCACAGTCTATGGTTGCTAAGTATGGCGATGCTAGAGACACAATGACAGAAAAAGTCAATCAAACATTTTACAGTTTGCAACATCCACAAGCACAAGCCGAACTGTTAGACAAAAAATACAAAGAACTAATGCCTTACGGGTGGTATAACATTTATGATAATAAGCAGTTTAATAATCTTAAAAAAGAGATTGTGGATTTGGTTGGTGAGAAAGATGCCGCAAAAGCAATCAAAACAATAGACGATTTCCAAAGCATTAAAAACGAAAGAGCAGTGCTTGAAAAGACTCAAGAGGGCGGCAATGTGATGCCTGTGGCATTGCGGTACAAAAACCCAATGGTTTACGATTTTGAGGGCAAGGCATACAGAGAGCAAACCTACTCAGATTTGATAGACCAAGCATTAGGTGGTGGACATGATGCTTTGATCTTGAAGAACACATTTGACCCCGGCGGTGGCCCAGCAAAGTTAGTTGATGTTGGGGTAGTCTTTGACCCATCACAGATCAGATCAACAAACGCAGCATTTGACCCAATGCGCCGCAATGAATCCGACATTCTTGCTGGACTACTCCCCGCAAGCCTATTGGCAGACCCCGAAACACGCCGCAAGCTAGATGAGGAACTCAGTCTGTTATATACTAAGTAATACCAACAGACCTAAAGGAATTGGTAATGCAAAAGAAAACAATGAAAACTAAATTAGCCCAAATTAGTGCGGGGGCTATATGAGTGGCGTAAGACACGGCGGTAGGGGCATAGGAACGCCAAATAAGGCCACATCGGAGGCAAGACAAGCCATAGCTACCTTCGTGGATGGGAACGCATGGAGGCTCTCTATTTGGCTCGACAAGGTAGCAGAGGGCGACCCCGAGCATGACATAAAGCCAAACCCCGCAAAGGCATTTGAGTTATTCCAATCAGTAGTGGAGTATCACATTCCAAAGCTGGCAAGGACAGAACACGCCGGAGACGCGAACAATCCCATTGAAATGAAAGTCACATGGGCGCAACCGAACAATCCATCGTAATCCCATATAGCCCGAGAAAAGAGCAGTTGCAGATTCATACTCTGCTAGACGCTAAACGGTTCGGGGTGGTGGTGGCCCATCGTAGGATGGGAAAGACTGTCAGCGCGATCAACCATCTGATTAAAGATGCGGTGAGCAACCAAAAGGAAGCCCCCCGTTACGCTTACATTGCCCCAACATACGGGCAAGCAAAGCGGGTGGCATGGGACTACCTCACAAAGTACGCAAGACCGTTAGGCGGTACAGAGAACATTTCAGAGTTACGGGTAGACTTTTGGAACCGCCGGATTCAGCTATACGGGTCAGACAATCCCGACTCACTGCGAGGCCAATACTTTGATGGGGTGATTCTTGACGAGATTGGCGACCAAAACCCAAAGATTTGGACACTT